CTTCAAACAGATGGATAACAAAGGAAGATATAATGAACTCTGTAAATAAACAGAAACGAACAGAACAAGATTGCCCCAACACAATGAAGCTGGAGTTCACTGAAGGCTGTCCGTTGATGTGTAAGTTTTGTGGCATACACGGAATACACACCAAGCCAGGAATGTACAAGCATATGACGATAATCACCGCAAGTAAATTGGCAAAACAAATCAGAGACTCTGGTTGGAAAACGATACCCAAATTGGAAATAGCTATGCGTGGTGAACCAACTATGAATCCTGAATATATCAAACTGGTTGCAACCTTCCGTAAGTATTTGCCGACAACAACGATTATGTTGACTACCAATGGTGTTGGTTTGCTGCTAGGCAATGGTGCTCTCAAAAACACAACTGCACTGATGAATGCCGGTTTGAATATCCTTGCAGTTGACTATTACAATCATGTGTCTTATGCCGGACGGGTGTTGGAAGAAATTAAAGACAAGTATCTCATCCAGCATTATCCGCAAGACAAGAGTGCTTCTCCTTATCGACGATGCAAGCCAAACGAACAAGCTATCGTTGTAATCAGTGACATTTCTACGGAAGGTGGTAAGAATGGAAGAACAAGAAGAATGACAAATCAATGTGGTTGTGCATTTCCTCTTGACTTTTCTTTCATCCAAAGACGATGCACAAGACCGTTCAGAGAAATGACTGTGTGGTATGATGGCCGGGTGCCTATGTGTTGTCAAGATTGGCGTGGCGTATATCGTATTGGAAATATCAATGACATCCCATTGAAAGAATTGTGGCAGAATGAAAGATTTGAAGCTGCAAGAAAAGTGCTCTATCATAGAGGACGTTTATTCAAACCTTGTTATGGTTGTGACGTGATGATGTTCCGAGTGGGTTTGCTTCCTGATAAAACAGGACAACAGGAAATGCCTAAACCAAAAACCAAGGACTACGAATTGATAGACAAGATTCTTGCAGAAGGCCCATTCATGGAACCTGTGTTGAGAGAATGGGAAAAGAAGCCAGTAGGCATTAGAGGAATGCTTGGACAATGAGTTACATTCCCACAAGACAAGCGGGATTCGATTTGTTTCTTGCTGGTATTGAAGCACTCTCCCATATTGAATCATATGGGATAGCTGTTGATATTCCATACTACAAAAAACAATACGTGGCTGTAGAAGATAAAATCAAATCCTTGCGTGCTAAGATTGACAATGACAAGAATGTAAAGACTTGGAAACGAATCAAGGGAAACAAATTCAATATGGATAGTGACTTCCAATTGAAATGGTTGCTCTATGACTATCTCAAGATTGAATGTCCAAAAAAAGATAGAGAAGGAATCTCAACACGTTCTGTTGATAAGGATACATTACCGAAGATTGATTTGCCCTTTCTTCGTCTGATCGTAAAGTTACGCAAGTTGATTGCCTTACAAGAAAAGATTGAAGCCATACTTCGGGAAACGGTGGATGGTATTCTGCACCCCATGTTCAATCTGCATTTGGTACGCACGATGCGTAGTTCTTCACAGCACATTAACTTTCAGAACCAAGATGTGAGAGATGAGTACAACGCAGAAGTGTTACGCAGTGGTTTCCTCGCCAGACGAGGAAGACAAATTGGAGAGAGTGACTTTGGTAAATTGGAAGTGTGTATTGCAGCTTGTTACAATCACGACCCAGTTTTGATTGAAGACATTACCAATCCGAAGAAAGACATGCACAGAGATATGGCTGCTGCGTGTTACAAATTGAAGAGCAAAGAAGTAACATCGGAAGCACGCTATTGTGGAAAGAATCAATTCGTCTTCCCAGAGTTTTATGGTGACTACTATGTTGATTGTGCCCGTGCTCTTTGGAGCTCAATCCGTTCTATGAAATTGAAGACTGTGTCTGGTACTCCTCTTCGGAAACATTTACAAAATACCGGCATACAAACATACAACCAATTTGAAAGACACGTGCAGACTGTTGAGCATGAATTCTGGTACGAACGTTACAATGTGTATCGGAAATGGAAAGAGCGTTTGTATGAAAGGTATTTGCAATGTGGGTACATTGATATGCTGACTGGTTTTCGTCTGTACGAAATACTCAAACGGAACGAAGCCATCAACCGTCCCATCCAAGGAAGTGCATTCCATTGCTTGTTGTGGACATTGATTGAGTTCTTGAAAGCTATACGCAAATACAAGTTCAAGTCAATGATCCTTGGACAGATACATGATTCCCTAGTCAATGAATATGTACCAAGTGAACTTGATGATTTGATTGGATTACAACAAGAGATAGCAACGGTGCGTCTACAAAAACATTGGCCTTGGATAATCGTTCCGTTGGAATTGGATTACAAAGTAGCACCCGTCGGTGGTAATTGGCACACAATGAAGAAAGTAAAGGTGTGATATGATAACAGCCATTATTGTTTTGGTTGTAAACATTGTTGGTGTTTGGGTTGTATTGTGTGGATTTGATAATCGAACAAAAGATATTGAAAAGACACTCAAGGAGATGCGCGATGCTATCAATAACGTGTAGACCAAAGATGTTTAAGCAAGTTGTAGGAAACAGTGCCGAAGTAAAAGCATTACGAACAGTATTGGCCCGGAACCCAGATGAGTTACCGCATGCCTTTCTATTTGTAGGGCCATCAGGTTGTGGGAAGACCACGTTGGCGCGCATCACAGCAAGCAAACTTGGCTGTCGTGGCAGGGACTGTTCTGAATGGAATGCATCTGCTTTCCGGGGTATTGATTCTGCCCGGGAAATTGTACGCATGTCGAAACTACTTCCAATTGATAGAAACAGCACAAGCAAGGTTTGGCTTCTGGAGGAATGCCATGGTTTATCAAAAGATGCGCAAGAAGCACTCCTCCATTTATTAGAAGATGGTTGTCCGCAACAGTCTTTCTTCATCCTTACAACTACAGAACCAGAAAAGTTGAAGGAGACATTGAAACGACGATGCTCCACATACACGCTAAGAGCATTGGACGATGGAGAAATTATCCGATTCCTGATTGATATATGTTCCAAAGAGAAAACAGATGTACCTCCAAAAGTGATTGAGCAAATTGCATTGGACTCTTTTGGCTCTTGCGGAATTGCATTGGCAGTGTTAGATAAGATTATCCATCTGCCTCCAAAAGAAATGCTCGAAGCAGCAGAGAAGGTGGCCCAAGAGAAAAGCGAGTCTATAGAACTGTGTCGCAAGTTATTCGCCAAAGCACGTTGGCAAGACATTGCTACTATCCTTCGTGGATTGCAGAATGATCCCGAAAGTGTACGCCGACAAGTCTTGCAATATTGTTCCTCTGTTCTGTTACGCAAAGACAACGCGCAAGCGTATGTAGTTATGGATGCTTTCCGGGAAACGTTTTTCTACACTGGGCGTCCAGGCCTTATTATGGCTTGCTACGAAGCAGTTAAACGATAGTAATAATGGAACTTCGTTCGTTCCGTATAATTATGAAAGGAGAATAGCGATGGACTATCAAGCAGAACTTGCAATTGATAAGTACAATCTGGATGTAGAGTTGGTGGAGCAACCTGGACGGTTCTTGCGGTTTGCTCGTTTACTTGCTTTTGCAGAACGCAAAGTGAGACAAGCAGAAGAAGATGTGAAGGTGACACGTTCTCAATTGATATTCAAAGCACACACAAAAGGTGAAGCTGTTCTTGGTAGAAATGTAAAGGTCCAAGGACAAACCGTGGAGGCTTACTATCGTTTGGATGCTAAGTACATCAGAGCCAAAGATGTATTGGATAAAGCTTTATACAAACGGGACATATACCTTGCTGCGGTGCAAGCGTTTCGCCAACGCAAAGATGCTTTACAAGAGTTGGCGAGACTACAAAGCCAAGAATATTATTCCAAACCAAACGTGAATATGAAAGATGGTACGATAGATTTACTTACACGTATGGACAAAAGGAAACAAGAGAAGACGGAACGAACGCACAAAAGAATGCGTAGAGATATGAAGGGAGGTAAATGATGTGACCATTATTAGAAGTATTGGTTACGCTGTCAGTGTGATCATGGTATTGTTCGGGGTCTCATGGTTTGTTTATCTATGGACACGATTGATTGCATCGGCAGTATTGCGAAGTTGGTATGAGTATCGTATGTGTACAACAAACAGGGAGGTAACAGAACATGGCAACAAAGGCACAGCAGAAACGCAAAGCAGCAAAGATGGGAATGGCGGCCAAGATTCGTAAGCAAGCTGGAAAGGATGCTTCCAATGGTCCTAATTATTTGGATAAAATACCTCCTGGTATTGATATGTTTCGGCCAGAGAAAAGCTGGAATGTATTTGATATCCTGCCCTATGTTGTTAGTTCCAAGAGACACTTGGATGATGTAGGTGTTGGTGAACGGTGGTTTCGTCGCAGGTATTACATCCATCGAAACATAGGCCCAGAGAATGTAACGGTGGTTTGTCCTTCGAGTATTGGAAAGCCTTGCAAAATCTGTGCTAAGAGTAAGGCGATGGCTGCTGATGAGGAAGCTGATCCTGATGTAGCAAAAAGTATGCGGAAGAAAACACGGGATTTGTTTGTTGTCTCACAGGGCAAAGGCAGCAAGCGGAAGATTATGATATGGGACGTGAGTGATTTCCTGTTTGGGGAATTGCTTGCGGATGAAATCAATGGTGCTGAGGAAGAGGATGCCATCTCGTTTGATCTGGAAGGTGGCAAAACTCTGAAGGTACGATTCAAGGAACAGTCTGGTGGCGGTCATCCTTTCCTCAAGGCGAGCGCAATCAAATTCCTTGACCGTGATGATATTGATGAAGAGATATTGGAGAAGATTCCAAATCTCGACAAGATATTCACGGTGTTGTCTGACGAGCAACTTGAAAAGTTGTTAGAAGGTGTTGGGGACGAGGACGAGGATGAAGACGAGGATGAGGATGAAGACAAGCCCAAGAAGTCCAAGTCCAAGAAGAGCAAGAAGGATGAAGACGAAGACGAAGACGAAGACGAAGACGAAGACGAGGATGAAGAGGAAGAGGAAGACAAGCCCAAGGGCAAGAAGAAGTCCAAGTCCAAGTCCAAGAAGGATGAAGACGA